CGGGCGGCGTTCCCGTACTCGTGGCAACACCCTCCTGCACGCTCTGCCCCGCAGGAGCTTGGGGCGTATCCGCTGCCGCGCCCTCTGCCGCATCGCCCTCTGCAAATCTCTGTAAGTCATAAACCAAATCATTCATTCGTTATCCTCCTCAATGTTCCGTCTGCCCCTCGTGGAGCTTCTTCGCCGCCTCGCGCCCCTTGCGCGACACGCTCAAAAGGTCGTCGTAAAAGCCACGCGCCGCCTGATAGTCCGCCTGAATCTTTACCAACTCACCCACCTCTTCGGCACGGCTCAGGCGACCCAAAACGTTCCGCTCCACCTCCGCAAGCCATTTGCCGGAGAACTTCTCCGTGAGCAGAAATGTCGCCTCCGCCCCTTCTGCGGCACGTTCCTGCAGCTTCATCTTGTCGCTGTATTCCATCCGCTCCCCATCCCTTCACGCCATGCCTGATAGGCTTTTTCATGACTCTTTGCAAGCCGCTCATCTCGTGCAATCTTTTCTGCCATCGCCGCAGGACTGGTCGAAAGCCCAAGCTGCTGCAAAGCAGAAATCTGCGCATCCATCGGCAAATCCTTAAACTGCGCCGATAGGCGTGCGAGTGTCTTTGCCTTCACATCGTCCTGCTTGATTTGCAGCTCCGCCTGTGTGAGTGCGTCCTGCTTCTCCATCGCCGCTTGCTGCACTTGCTGTGCCTGTGCTTGCTGCTGACGGAACACATCGCCGTTCGGGTCAAGCAGATATTTCTCGGTCGAACGGATTCCCATGACCTCAAGAAGTTCCTTCGTGACGTTGTACCACGATTCTGCGTTGACGATTCCGATCATCTCGAGTTTCGGGTAGAGCTGATTGATAAGCACCATGAGGTACTGAATCTGTATCTCCTTGGAAGAAGCCCCGCGCCCGACATTGACAATGAGATCATAGTCAATGCTGATCTCCTCGCGGCGGATAGCGATGTTTTCGTCTGCAAGGCGAATCATCTGCCCGTCATCGACGAACTTCTGACAGAGGAGGATGAGGAACTTGACAATCGGAATCCACGCCGTCTCCGCCGCAAGACGAGCAATCAGCTTGATCTTCTTGTCCGATGCCCCCATGATCGCCGAAATACCCGTCGCCGTACGATTGAGACTCGATGAATCCAGTCCCTGATTGTAGCGCGTACTGCCCGACTGGCTCTCGATCTCGTTTTGAGCATACTGCACAAGGGTCATCGCCGAACCGTCAATCTGAATCGGCGGCGGCTGAAACACCGCCTGATTTGCCGGAATGTTGTTTTTGACCGGAACAATCTCCGCACCCTCGAGCAGCGCGTCCATATCGACGTTGTTCTCGTCCACAAACTTTTGCGGTACGTTGTTTTTTGCGACCGCAATAATCATCTGCCTTATGAGCGCCGTCTTGAGGTCTTGCAGCTGTTCGAGCGTATCTGTTATGGAATCCTCGCCAAAGATGGCATACGCGTCATGCTCGGGAGAGAAAATAAAGAACGGCGGCATCTCGAATACGTTGTCCTGAATCTTGAGCGGCGTATCGCCGACTGCATGGACAATCACGTTTTCGTAAATCCCGTCGTTGTTGAAATCCACTTTGAGATATGCTTCGTACAGTTCAAATTCCTTCGAGGCGTTGTCGCCATCAGAGAGGCGTCCGTGCATCTCATCCATACGCTCATTGTGCTTTTTGTCGAGAAGCGGTGTTTTCCGTATCCCCTCACCCGCCTTTTCCATCGCCTCATCGACGTTCTGATAAACGCCCTGCGCCTCCATGCGCTTGAGATAGTCCCCACGAACAACCTTGCGCTGGGCAACGAACTTGGATTGATGAAGGTCGCGTGCCTCAGGTGTAAATCGCAGCTCTGACGGGCTCATATTCTCAATAACCGGCTGATTGACCTTGACATTGACAAGATCAAACGTCACCCGCAAAAGATCCCCGAGTGGCGTCACAGGAACGGCTTCCTTGATCTCCACCTGTCCCGCTGCTTCGCCCGCAAGAATCATCTGCATCATCTGCGCATCGGCAAGCACCTCCATCGGCTGCCTTTCTTCGTCCCGCTTCCAGTAGACCTTGGCGCAGCCCATGTTGATCGTCAGGCCGTCGCGCAGAAAGTTATACATGAATGTGAAGAAGCTGTTCTTGCGCGTGACGAAATAGCTGAGAAGCTGCTGAATCTTCTTCGCGTTGTCATCGTCATTGACATTCACACCTGCGATATCCACAGGATCGTCCGAGCCGACAAACACCTCCATAAGAGACGGCATAATCCAGTCAATTGTTGTTTTGACATCCCGCGACACCCAGCTGCTCAACTCAGAGAGGCGGGGGAACTTCCCACTATAGTGGTCTACATCCGCTCGGTACACATCATAGCGGCGAATCAGAGCGGGCTCGACCGTCGCCGTATAGTAGTGATCTGCCACATCGCGCCCTGCCTTGTAGGCAGTCATGATCTTCTTGACCGCGTCCTCCGAAAGCGTTTCGAGACTGATCTCCTCCGGCGTAGCATTTTGCGCAGCGTCATACGCTGCCGCATTTCCTTGCATCGCCTCACCTCCTTTCACATACTTCCTGCTTTGCGGATTTTTCCTTGGCGTCTCGCCGCATAATATCTCGTGTTGTCTGTAAGCCGGACTGGATAGGCAAACGTAAGAGCAAGAGCGTCTGCAATATTCGGCGAGGAAAGCCCGCGCCTCCGCATTTCGTCCTTGCTTTCAAGCACCTGTTTCCCCGCGTGATTGATACGAGATTCAGGCGCCGTGAGCTCCTGAATCAGGCGATCATCGTTAATTGTTCCGCCGTCCATCAGCCAGTCTTTCATTTCGCCCCACATTTCCGCTCTCTTGTTGGCGTATTGCGGAGCATCTGAACGTTCTGCGAACGACACCAGCCGCCAGTTGCTTCGCCCAGAATCTTTCCCCGCACTATAAACCCCCGTACCGTACCCCATATCAATGTGCACCGCATCAGCCCGATAATCGTCCTGATACCGCATGATGCGGCGCGCGACCTCCATGTCGTTATCATTGCGTGGCGTCACCTCAAGCACCTTGCTGTAAAGCCCCTGCCGAAGAACAACGGCAAGCATATCCTCTCCCGTCCAAGCAGGGTCAACGCCAATCACAACAGGCGCAAACTCATAGGAGCGGGTTTCTACCACACGGCGGCGGGCGGCCTCGGCAAGCTCGCGCGAGATCAGCTGGTTTTCCGACTGTGAGGGGAATTCGCCCTTGACGCGTATGCGGAAGAAATCGCTGTCCTCTCCATACTCCTGTGCCCATTGATTGAGCTGCTGTTTGTTGGAGATGCGCACATTACGCGAGTCGATCTGCTTGCAGTTCCAGATCGAGCGGTTTCTGTGGAAGCACTCGAAGAATCTCCCTTGGTTGCGCGTCGGGTTGCCGAATACACACCAGATAATCTCCGTGTCTCGGTCAGTCATTGCACCTTCTGTGACCGTCCATATCTCATCAAAAATAGCGGACGCTTCGTCAAATATGACAAGAATCCGCTTTCCTTGGTTGTGCAGTCCAGCAAACGCCTCTGGATTATCTCTGCTCCACGGGATAGCATCTGCACGCCATGTCTTGTCGTGTCCGCGCTGCGCAGAGAAGAGAGAGGTCGCTGTAAAACAGAACATATCTCGCCCAATGAACAGGCGATACCACTTGGCAAGCTCCGCCCACGTCTTAGAGCGCAACTGCGTATCGGTGTTTGCCGTTACAACGCATCGCGTATCCTCGTGCGTTGCCAGAGACCAGAGGATAATCCATGCCACAAGAGCAGATTTTCCTATTCCGTGCCCAGATGCCACGGCTTCGCGCGTAACAGAGGACAAGTCTTTCACGCCGCGCCCGATGTCCGCAAGAATCTCTTTCTGCCACTCATCAGGGCCGTCCATAGATGCGAGCTCTGTACCGTCTTTTCCCCACGGGAACGTCGCATAAACGAAACCAAGAGGGTCATGGGAAAACTCTCCGATGAACGCCACAATGTCTTCAAAGCTCCCCGACGGGCTCTCCACGATTACGCACCCTTTCTCTCGCCTCAGACAGCACCGAGGCAATGTCTATTGCGCCCTTGACCTCAAGCTTATCCGTGAACAATCCAATATGACGCCCAAGCAATTCGATCGCACGAGTCTTGTCATACAGCTTGATTTCGATCCCATTTGCCCCCTGCTTGATTCCTGCAATCGCCGCGCGCTGATCATCAGATAGCCCGTCCGTGTCTTTGATCTTAACGGTCTGCATCTCAAAAGAATCTCCGTCCTCCGGGACAACGGTCTCGGTCGTCACTCGCACGTAGTCAGAAGCATCCGCAAAAGCGATGCGTGCAAGCTCTCGAATTACACGATCCTGTGATACCTCTGTGCGCCGTTGGAGGTCTTTTTGACGACGTGCGATCTCTTCTGCGATTTTAGGTTTTCTAAGGTTTTCAGCACCTATTACATGAGCAGTATTCGCCTTGTACCCTGCTCTGATTGCAGCCTGTGTCGCGTTGAAATCAACCAGGTATTCGTCTACGAAGCGCTTCTGCTTCGCTGTCAATTTCATATCACCACCTCCTCTCAAATCAAAAACAAAAATCCAAAAACTGAAAACTGAAATGTAAAACTGAAACAAATTTTATGTTTCGCACACACGAAATAAAAAAATCGCAAAATTTTATATCTCACTCATTGCGATTCCGGATTCTCCACACGACGTTGAAACGCAACAAGAGTTTTCGCCATCCGTTCAATCAGTCGCTCCCAGAGATCATGTCGCAGAGGGTCATCCTCTGGCTCAAACGGTGCAAAAGACAGATGCAGGAGCTCATGAACAAGGACTTTTTCTACGTCGTACTGAAACGTGAAGTCATATGGGATTTTAGGGTCAAGCAAACGAATAAGTGCTTCACCTTTCGGAAGATTGACAAAGCACTCACCTTCTCGGTCAGGCTCGCTTAATTCGTCGGGTCTCCCAAGCTTAACAACAACCTCCCAGTCATTGAGTTTTAGAATCTCCTGCCATTTGCGGCAAAGATCATCTACGCAACCATCGTGTGTCATAAAGCACCTCGTTTCTCTCCCAACAGAAAAGCCGCCTCATCTGGGCGGCTATCTGTATAGGAGGTAATAGGAGAAGAGTTCGCGGCTTTCCGGGCTTTCCCAAAAAATCCACGCTATCATATTACCACGGGAAAACGCGTTAATTGGAGGGCTCTATTTAATTTTTTTTCGCCATGTATATTGTGTTCATAAATATTGCCCAAAACACCTCCTCCATACATTTCAAACTCTTCCTGGAAACGAACAAATTCTATCCCCATAAAACCAAACAAATCATCATTATCTCGAAACGTACAACTGATTATACGGCCATCTCCCAATCGAACAATGTCTCCTTCATAAATCATGTTTCCATTTCGGTCACGAACACCAAGTGCCTGCATAATTGATACATCTTTGTATCTTGCTTGCGGTATGATCCTGTAATACCTATCAAGCCTTTGATGTCCTATATAAAATCGTGCGTGAACACATGTCGAATTTCTATAACTTTTCCCATTCTTTTTTCAGATCTACACCATAGACGAAAATCAGGCTCTTTCATTCTCTTTGTCTCCTTTGCTCCAACTTGAGATATGCTTCTAAAACACGGTCAACAACATACCGCCACATTTCTTTCAGTACGTTCTCCGACACAAAGAACTCCGAATTGAGAAACCTCTCCCGTATCGCCTCGCAATAGAGTCTCTGCGTCAGGACGAGCCATGCCCGCCGTCCTCTCCCTGCCTTCTGCCTTGATGCCTTACGCCGCGCATCCAGAAATATCCGCTTGCGCTCGGATAACCCGCGTTCTACAAACTCCACCGCACGCAGCCATGTATAGGCAGGATACGTCTCGTCAAACTTCACGCCGCGCAGAGCCTCTGCCTCCGTCGGATGCCCTGGCAGATTGCCGCCGCCGCCCTGTACGGTATTCCCTCTCACATACTCCTCACGCTTTAGACGGTACGTTTTCAACTCCTCCGTATAGTTCAGCAGCATGAATTCTGCCTGTTTGCGGTCTTGCCGTATTTCATCTGCCATCTGCAAGGCTGCATCGTTCTCAAGCAAGGTGATTCCTCCTGTACAATCTTGTCCAATCTTGTCCAATCTTGTCCACACGCACCAAAAGAGCGGTTATGTGCCGCTCTTTTCGCTTATACTGTCCGCCCTGTTTCAAGGTCGTATTTTTTGACATCCGTGATGTACTCAACAAACTTCGCACATCCGTGCTTATCCGCCCATGCACGAAATGTTTGTGTGAGCATTTCGGACAGATCGTCGATGTCCTCTTTCGGAAGATCCATGCTCCAGAAAAAGTTGACCTCTATCCCTTCTGCATCCACATCATCGTCAATCTGATCGAGTACAGATTGACCATCTACGCGAAATTCGAGTATCTCCCCACGTCCGATATTCACCGTATCATCTTCGTCTGTATTCTTCCGCGCATGCTCCAGTGCTTCTTCGATGCTCGAAAAGTACCCTTCTCCGCGTTCGTCATCTTCGCCAAAGCCATAAAAGTACAATCCTTCCCACACTTGTACCGCCTCCTCAAAACGGAATATCCTCATCCGGCACAGGTGTCCCGGGATAGTCGCCCGCGCTCGTTGCACCTGCTTCTGCTCCGCGCGGCTTTGCGCCAAAATCCACCTCACGCGCAACCACCTCGATAACGTTCTTCTTCTACCCGTTCTGCTCGTATGTGCGCTGCGTGAGTGTTCCCATGACTGCGACCTTCTGCCCCTTCACAAGATTGTTCCCGCACGCCTCAGCAAGTTTCTCCCAGCAGGTGACGGGGATGAAGTACGTCTTTTTCTTCTCACCCCATCCGTCGTCAATCGCAAGCGTAAAGCGGCATACCGCCTTCCCGCTCTGCGTATACCTCACCTCGGGGTCGCGTACCAACCGCCCGATGCCTACCCATGTGTTCATTTGGATTCCTCCTCTACCGGCTTCCCAGTCCTCAAATCATACAGACGATCTTTCCGGTTCGGAATATCGACCCAATACTTGATGCCACGCTTCTTCGCCCATCGCACAAAGGTCGCCGTGAGCATACATTCCAACGCCTTTTTGTCCTCATATAACGCATCATCAAGATACCCCTCATAGCATCCGGCACATTCATCATCAACCGCCTCTTGCAGGTTCTCGATCACACGGTCGCACCAGACGCTTGGAACAAACCTCTCCGTCTTAGTGACATAGACCGTTTCCGCATCAGGGTCACGCTCCCGCGCCGCCGCGATAGCCGCCTCTACACTGTCAAATCCGGTGTAGTATCCCTCGTCACAGAGATGATAGATATATGCGTATTTCTTACTCACAATCTCCACTCCTTCATCTCGTTTTTCGCATAGATAAGTGTCGCATATCCCGCTTTTTGGATGTTATTCAGTGTTTTCAACCGCATTTTTGCGGTTGAGGTTGCTGTTCTGCATCCGTCACGCAGGCCATCATACACCTCATGGACGCATTGACAAGGTGATTCTCACTCCGATCACCGAGCCGATAGAGCGATAAGTGACGCATTGCCCGTGCCGCGTGTTCGTCTGCAGGGATGTCACGCCACGTTTCGCCCGGGTGCTTCTTCGCGCCCGCCGTAAGTCCAGTCGCTACCTGATCCAGCCACCATGAGTCAATATAGCGGTATTCATTCCGCTCCTCGTCCTGTGGATACCTCTGTTCTTCCATCGTCTACCTCCTACCTCACAAAACTTCACATCAACCTCACAACGCCGCCTGACTATTCCCCGTCCAATCCCGTCTTCCTGTTTTCATTTCGTCTCCTCCAACAGCTCGTAGCGTTCCACCTCCACCGCCGATAACCTGCGGTCATAGTACACAGCCCCATGGCATCGCCGACCGTCCATCTCGCACGCCACATATTCCACGCGTACAGGATGCAGCGGCACCGCACCAATATCCGGCGGACGCAACGGGCAGTAATACTTGTACCAACTCTCCATCAGTCTGCCACCTCCATCCGCACAAACTCCTCAATGCAGGAGAGCAGCCCCTCCTCCGTCACAGGCACATCCCATTTGCCATACATCTTGTCAAAGGTATCCTCGGGATAGATCATGCATTCTGTCCCACCCATCAGAGACACAATATGCACCGCCGCAAAATACTTGTGCCCGTTGTGCTCGAAATGACAGTAGAATCCTCCCGTGCCATTGTTCCGCTCCACCTTGTACGTCATCACCGCTCCTCCTTCGCACACTCAACGATTCTGCGTATCACATTACGCAAATTTCCACACATATCCTTTATGTGTATATCTTTTACCGTTGCAACAATCACTAATTCGGGGTTGAGAACCGCCTATGCAGCGTGCCGCATCAGTAAGACTCGGAAAAATATTTATGATTCTCCCGTTTTGAATACACATTACTTTTTTCTTTTGTTTCTCGACTTCTTTTAGGATGGTTTTTGTGACAGCGGCTTTCATGTTTTGGGTAAACTCCGTCAAACCATTTGTCCACGAATGTTTTTGATTCTCAGACGGCGTGCACCACTCCAAATTATTTACGGAGTTGTTTCTTTTATTACCGTCCTTATGGTTGACCCATGTGCCTGTTCTACAAGTCAAAAAACAAAGTGCAACCAACCTATGAACCCTAAAATGCTTCCTAACCCCCTTGTTGCAAAGAACAACCGCATAGTATCCACGAGACAAAGATTGTTTTAGCATTCTTCCGTTATGTCGTACCGCGCCCATTGAACTAACCTCATAGGACGAAAACTCTTCAACAGGAACAGGTCTCCATTCTTCCATTTGAAACCGCCTCCGCTATTCTTTTGATAATATACGTTGCGCACGGCTGCGCCATGCCGTTTCCGAGTGCCTTATAACGCGCCGTGTCGCTCCCGCCTTCGGTGTATCCATCCTCTAGCCCCTGCAACCGTTCGCATTCGGTCGGCGTGAGTCGACGTACGATAGACGAAGATGCCGCCTGTGCGCCGTAGATGTGAGCGACGGGGACTTGATTCCCGCCTGTACCCATGTGAGCATTGAGTGTCGGGACGATGCCATCTTTGACAGGGCGCATAACCTCATCCGCGTGCGTCATGTCATATATTGCGACAGTAGGGGCTTGTCCACCCCATCGTGTCGTGAGCGTTGCCGCACATTCTACTTGATAACCTACAACTCCGGCAGAACCTCCTGCACAGAATCCTGCCGCTCTGGTGTATTTCTTGCCTGTCGCTCGAGCGCAATCCTCAGCTCCTCGGGCAACTTCTTCCCCCGTTCCTGTGCCCGCCGCAGAATCCCCCTGCACGCTTTCGCGCTCAAATAATATTTCTCCGGCACATCTTCCAGATGTTGCAAAATCCGCGACAAGAAAGATTCTACGGCGACGCTGGGGCACTCCCCAATATTGAGCGTCGAGGACGCGCCACGCGATTTGACACTCATCGCATTCAACCATCCCTGCGCTTGTCCATTTCCCGCTATCAGGTACTGGAATTTCGGTCTGTCCGATTTCCTCAAGCACGGCTCGAAAGTCCATTCCTTTGTTGCTACTGAATGCTCCTGGCACGTTCTCCCAGACGAAGAATCGAGGGTACCGTCCAACGGTGGCACATCGCATGGCACGAACAATGTCAACTGCTCTGCGAAATAAGCCGCTTCTTGCACCGTCCAATCCCTCCCTCTTGCCCGCGATGGATAAGTCCTGACATGGACTACCTGCACAGATAATGTCCACGGGCGGGATCGCCGCCCCGTCAATCTTTGTAATATCGCCGAGCTGCTTCACGTCGGGAAAGTGTCGTGCCGTCACAGAACACGGGAATGGTTCAATCTCACTCGCCCATATAGGCGTAACCCCTGCATGACGTGCCGCCAGCAACCACCCGCCGATGCCGTCAAAGAGGCTTCCGAGTGTCATCAGCGCACCTCCCGAAAGATAATATCCGTGTCCCTCATCATGTGCAGAAACAGCTTCTTGCGCAGGAGATAATCCCGCGTCCGTACGCCTTTCACCTCGATCACCTCACTGCGTCCGTCGGCGTAGGTAACGAAGAAGTCTGCCGTGTAGGTGATCGGCTTCTGATTCTTCCCCGTGTTGTCTTTGAACCCCGCAAGGAGCGTGTAGGACGGTTGGAAGCCGATGCGGACAATCTCGCCCGCCTGTTTCTGTGCGAGCAGTTCCAGATACACCTCCGCTTCCCGCTTGCTGTCAAACGTATGTCCGCACATGACCGTCTTACGGGCATTGTACTTGTTCTGCTTTTTCCGCTGCGTACGCAAGAGACGCATCACATTCCCGATCGCCTCTTGCGCGGTCGGGTCTTTCTTCTTGCACGGATGATACTCGTCCATCGCTATTCCTCCTTAGACGCTGCTCTCATCCATGCGCAGACCAAACAACGTGATCTGCGCATCGTTCTCTTTCAGCTTGTGGTCCTCACCAATCCACCAGCGCATAACATCTGCGCCCGTCTCCCACTGTGTCGGTAAACCGTCCGCGCGACGCTTGTCGATCATGCGCTGAAATGCTTTCTCGTACTTACTAGCGATATTCGGCCATCGTGCCGCGTCTCTCCTCATCCTTTTTGCCCCCTGATATGGACACATCACACATCCAAGGCGACGAAATCCCTCATCGTAGAGGGAACAATACGGAACACGGTAAGTATGGATATATTCCCATACCTCTGCATCCGACCAATCAATGATCGGATGCAGATACCTCTTTGTCCTATGACGTAAGCACGTCTCGAGCATCTTCCTCTTTGCTCTCTTTGTAGATTCCGCATGACGCACGCCCGTCACTACAAATCGCCCCGCACCGCCACGTTCCTTGAAATATTCGCAGCAATATCGTACTTTACGTGTCGGCGGCATGCGCTTTTCTGGAATCAACCGCCACATATCTATTTCCGGCACGTTTTTCTTTTTCCACGCCTCCGGATAATTATCGCAGATAAACTGAAGCAACTCGGGCGGGTCTACGGTGGTGACGTTGTAATGCACGTCATAGTCCACCGCCGCGCGACGACACAGGTCAAGCACGACACATGAATCCTTCCCGCCCGAGAATGCGACGTAGTAGCCTTCCTCAGGCTCATGGAGGCGTAGGCGGCGCAGGGCGATCTTGACCTTGTCCACCTCACCGAAAAGGGTCTGCTCTTTCAGCATCCCGCCGCCTCCTCAGAAATACCCGCGCTCGCGATTTTTCTCGTTCACGCGCCTCTGCACCTCGCCGCGCAGATATTCGTCATAGCCGAGCGCATGAAGCCATGAGGTACAGACCGTGATAACGTCCGTGAGTTCTTCAGCAAGGTCAACTTCTGCGTCGTGAAAGTTTCCATCCACCTCCGCAAGCCGCGAAACCTTAAGTGCCTCCCGGATCGCCTCGTTCGACTCCTCGTTGAGCTTCGCCACCCATGCAAGCGTTGAGGCCGCTGTTTTCGGCGCATATTGGAACACCGTGCACGGCTGCGGCTTTGCCATGTCAACGTCTGTGTCCGTTTTCAGCTTCAGCCGATCATTCTCCCGTTTCAGCTCCTCATTTTCCGATTGCAGTTGGTCTATTTTGTTTGCTTGCGCCCATATCTCAGCCACGACAGCCTGAAAGGATTCCTCCAAACGCACGCACACACCATTTTGGCGCTTATTCTTTGCAAAGAAGTCTCTGATTTCCCACTTATCCTGTTCACTCAATTCTGCCATCTCAGCACGCTCCTCTCCGAATCGCTCACTTTTCTTGTTCTCGCAGCCATTCCTCGTGTTCCTTCTCGAGGTGTTCCTCGTATGCCTTATCGTATTGCTCGTATTCCTCTTCCTCCTCCCTCTGGTATCGCTTGTTATCCCAAAAGCAATCTTCGCAGACAAACCCATATACACTGCTCGGCTCTAATTCCCGCTCAGGCACATACCTTCTGCAGCAACCGCATCTTTCAAGCTCCACCTCAGCACGCTCCTTTCATGCGATAATCTGCGCCCCGTATCTCAACACGCTCGCACATCCCGTAGATGCGGCTCATGATGCGCTGCCCCTGCATATCGTCAATCACGTTGCCCCGCGCGTCCACCGTTGCCATGTGTGCAATGACCTGCGTCGGGCTGTAGTTACTTGTGACGACCGTCGGTAGTTGCTCGTTGTACCTGTGGTTGACGATGCAAAAGAGCTGCTCGCCCACCCACTCTGTCATCTTCTCCGCGCCGAGATCATCCAGCACGAGAAACGGCGTATTCTTCACCGCCTGTACCGCCTCCGAGGTCGTCCCGTCCTTGAATGAGCTGCGGATGTCTGCCATGAGGTCAGGCACGGAGGCAAAGAGTACGGGCTTTCCCGCCCTTGCACGCTCGTTTGCGATGATGGCCGCAAGCTTGGTCTTGCCCGTGCCTTTCTCGCCGTGGAGAAACAGCCCCTTGATCTCGTCCGCGACCATCATGTGCGCCGCATCGACCGCGTCCCTGTTTGCCGCCGTGACAGCGTAATCCGCGAACGTGTCCCCTTCGTACGCCCTAGGAATACGGGCAGAGGCAAAGAGTCGTGAGATGCGCAGACGCGCCAGACGGTTACGCTCGTGGCGGCATCGTCTGAGAGCATAGCAGAACCGCCCGTCGTGGACTTCGACGACAGGAATCATTCCCTGAGAGGGTTGCTTGCAGACCTCTCCCGTGCATCCCTTGCACCGTTCCTGCGCACGCTCAATGTCCGCAATCTCATCCCGATGCCGCTTGATCTCCTCCGCCGGGAGGTCGTAACTTCCACGGAGGGACGTAGTCGCGGTCGGCTTCGAGGAAATCTTGATACCGTTCTTCAAGAGCCTCGCGGCTATCGTTCCTGCCTGTTCCACCTTGCTTCACTCCCTTCCTCGCTGCCTTGAACCCGTCCCGATTCCACCGCTCCAAAATCGCCGTGATATAGCGCAGACTGCGCCCGTTGGAGAGGGCAGCCTCCTCGATGGCAGACGTTACCCAGAGAACGCTGTATTCGTCCGTAAGGTCGATGAGCCTATCACGCTCGATCTTTCCCGAGAGGGGATGGATGTTGTTCTCGAACGTACGCACCACCTCCCCAAGATCCTTTTCCTCGAGAGGATGATCGCGCGCGGCAGCAGCAGCTTTGTCTAACTGTCTAGCAGTCTTGTCTTGTCTATTTAATGCCGCACTATCTGTAGCAGTATCTGTAGCACACTCTGTAGCACACTCTGTAGCACTATCTGTAGCACGATCGGGAACGGTCAATTTATACAGGGTCGTCTTTTTCCCTGACGCCTTGAAATCAATCCACCCGAGCTGCTTCAGCCTGTTCTTTGCTTTCGTGATGGTATGCACACTTCCGACTTGGATCATATCTTGCAAGCGGCGATCAGAGCACCCGAACCACTCCTGAAACATCAGGTCATTATCAATGCTCAGAAGCATTGTATAAACCGCTATTTCGTTGGAGCCGATTCTATCGTCCACCGATGCTGCCCTCGCAAACATTCTGAACCGGTCAATCAGTGTCAACATATCTTCACCTCGCTTTCAACCTGTACACCTTCGCAATCCGCTCATCAATCCGTACTGGCTCGATGATGTACCGCCGTAAAAAGTCCTCCTGCCCTACCGCATGAATCTCCGTATGGTGCTCCCTGCAAAGGGGAAGCGCACGCATTCCGATGTGGCATATCTCCTTGCGGTTGCGCCCCATGCCCACAACATCGACATGATGCAGGTCTGCGTGTCTGCCGCATACCGCGCACCGCTTGTTCATCAGGCACGCCCACACATAGCGTTGGATGTCCTCTGCCAGCTGATAGAGCGGTTCTCCTACGTCTACCCCATGCAGGAGGCAGAAGTCGATGAGATACGTGATAAAGAGCCGTGCGGTCGTCATATCACAGTCAGACAGCGAGAACGTCCGCCGCAGTGTTTCCGCTTCGCCCACAAACATGAGTTTGAGCATTTCCTTCATCGCCTCAACGGGCGTATACCCCCACCATGCGGCAATGTAGGAGATGAGGACGTAGGCTTTTTTTCGCTGATCGGCAGATATGTGACGTGAGTCTACGAGCTCTACGCCGACCATAGAGCGATATCCCTCAGGCTTTTTCTTGTCATGGGGAAACGGGACAAAGACCGTAATGCCGTCTTCCCGTTCCTCCACAACTTCACCGATGAGAATCATCAGAAGGGAATGTCGTCATCGCCATAGAGCGGTGCGCCGCTCGTCGCAGTCTCAACGCACTTCTTCTCCGGCACAGGAATCGCCTCAATCCCCTCAATCGGAAGGAGCGCAATGCACTTCGTCGAGGTGTAAATCTTGCCGTTGTAGATATACTCCTCTTCACGAAACTTGCCGCCGAAGAGTTTCCCGACAAGGCTCTGCTCGTTCCAGTCCCATGTGTAGCCTGGATTTGACTTCTCGATGTTCTCGAGCATCCCCTTGAATCGCCCCTGCTGCTGTCCTTCGGTGAGCTGGTAGTACATGCCGCCCCACTTCGCGTCAGCATTCCCCGCCTTGCGTCCCTCGTACTGCTTGCGGTAGTAGCCCGCATACTTACCGCTCTCGATGTCAAAAGCAATCGTCAGCATCGCCGCTCCGCTCTTTGACTCACCCTTCTGAACCTTCACGATGCGGCACTCATAGCCGCCCGGCGGCAGAGGAATGTATTCCCCTGTGATTGCGGGTGTCGTGTCCCAGTCACTTGGTTTCTGCATCATGTCAATCGTCCTCCTGTTTCATCCTTGCCGATGTTCCCATTCAGCATCTTTCTCAACAAGCGTCTGCATCAGCTTAAACACCTTGTCCTTGTGACGGGGTGCCATAATTTCAAAGCCGTCTGCATTCTCCTCAAACCCGCATACATATTTCGGAAATGCAGGTTGAAATGTTTTCGTCTGCGGATTTAGACGTACCCACGGTCGAATACGAAAGCGCCATTTCAGGGCATCATATCCAATTTTCTTGAACAACCGTTTTTGCGCCTCTACCTCATTCGCGGCAATAATGCTTGGAAACTGCCACGCCCGCTGAGCAGAGTTCCAAATACGATAAATGATGCGTTTAGGACGCTTTGACTTCCGTTTCGCCATCATCGTCCTCCTCATACTTCTTCAGTGCCGCGATGACCGCAGCCATGTCATTTGGAATCTCCTTTTCGAAACAATCCATCGGACTTTTCGCCGTGGAGTGGTCTGCCTGTGTCACAAAGACGTGACGCCCATCCAGAGCCTTTGCCCAGAGCACCGTCGTGAATTTGGATTCAAGCACAATCTTGTCGAGCTTACGCCCGCCTGTCTTGACGTGTGTCCACTGGTAGCCACTCTCGTCATGTTCCGTGAGTGAGTGCGCGATGAAGACGACGGTCAAATTCTCGCGCAAGAGGTGCGCATCCGATACGATGTTCCACACGCATTGCGCGAGGTCGACGAACTTATCGAATCCGCGTTCCTTCGCTCTGCGCATCTCATCATCCACCATGATTGTGGTAAGCCCATCAATAACGAGCGTGTCGAACTTATCTGCCCATTCTCCCTGCATCTTCTGATAGATAGCTTCGATGGTCGGGACGCTTGAGGTCTGCGTGTAGTTCTTCTTTGCGCCGTTGTACTGCTTCTTCCACCCCTTCCACGAGAGTCCCTTACGATCAGCATCAACGATGAAGGTACGCTCAGGGTCGAGCGTGCGGAGCGATGTTGTTTTACCGCTCCCGCTCTCCCCATATACAAGAATTGCTCTGCTCATTTCGCCACCTCCACATAGAAACTCGGCGCACCCTGTACGGCCTTCATGCCCGGGATAACCTCGCCGTACTCCGTCACAACCTGCCCATCCTTCGTCACGTGAAGCGTCTTTTTGAAGTCGCCCCAGCGTACCGATTCCTCGACCTTAATGAAGGAAGCGTGATCTTCCTTAACGAATGCGAGAAGCTTCGGATGTGTCGCTGTCACCTTATCCTCACCGATCATGTACGACGTACTTCCCGCACGGAAGCCGATGCGCCCCGACGGCAACTTTACGGACTTCTTTTTCCCGTCCGCGACTTTCTCCTGCGCCCACGGCTCAAGCAAGCTTTTGAGATATGCGTCGCTCCCGTCAAGCTCTGCAAGCGCATCCGCCCGCCACTTCTCATAGCGTTCGGTCATCTGCTTGTACTGCTCTTCGATGAGTGCCCGCGCCTTTGCGTTCTCCTCGATCTTTTCGAGACACCACTCCGCACTTGCCTCATCCGTCACCGCAAAGCCTTCCTTCTCCGCCCCGTATGCTGCAATCCGCTCACTCATGATGCCAACACCGCCTTTCGGAAGATGTTGAAATGCCGTCGATGCGATTGTGTGTGTTCCTCGACCTTGCACCGCCCCGTCTTGTACTTGTTGTAGTGCAGCATGGAGTCAATCGTCACAAGCGAATCTCCTGAAAAACTATCCTTGTCGACGTACGTCAGCTCAAAGTACGCCGTGCCCTTGTGTCGACGCATCTCCGCCGAAAGCAACGTGAGCCGCCCGAATGCTTCCTCAAGCTCCACGAGGGCTTTCAGTCCCTCAGGCAGCCGCTTCGGAATCTTCATTTTCTACTCCCCCTCATCCATCTCACAGGACGTGACGGTAAAACCGTACTCATCGTAATCCTTGAGCAGATCACTGCGATCCATGTCTGCGATGATCCGATCCGCCTCATCCTCGCAGGAGGCAACCACCTCGATTGCCCCCTCAAGGTTGAACATCACCTTGTAACGCTTCTTCATTTGCGTTTCCTCCTCCATTGTATGGGGTTTCTTTCCGTATTTGCGCAGATAGAACTCTGCCATCTCCTCAATACCGCGCACGCTCTCTGCGTCCAGCCGACGCGGCGGGTCAATGAATATGACACCGCCGCCGTGGCATACGTTACATCCGTTCTCAGTCGTCTGCTCCGAGGTCATGCTGCATATCCTCCTCCGGATCGTCCTCAAAAATGGCATCTGACAGCTTTTCATTGGACTGAATCCATTTATCCACGTCTTCCTTGCTCTTGAAATCCGGCCAGTGATAAGGAACGACGCGGAAGTCGCATTTCCTGTACAGCTCCAAGAAGTATTTCCATACCGCATCCGTCATTGCATTCACTCCTCATCCGTGATATACTCACGGTGAAGACTTATTTCTCTGCGCCTTGAGCGGTTGCCGCCGCCTCGGGCGCTTTTTCTTTACTCATCTTCATCTTCCTCGGGTGCATCCTTCGTTGTTTTGCCTCCTGCAAGCTGGACGATCTTTTCTTTCAGCTCGGCGTTCTCTTTCTTGAGCCGCTCCATCTCGTGATAGTATTCCGCCCTCTTGTCGTTTGCCTCGCTGATCTTCTGACGCGTTGTTGCAGATTCCTGTACGAGATCCCGGTATTCGCTCAGCGTGATCTGCACTGTGAGTTCTCCTGGACAGATAAAATTATCCGTCCATTCGGATTTGTAGTTTTGACACTTCCCGGAGAGGATTTGATTCTCCGTCGACTTCTCATTTTCCATTGCTATACACTCCTTTTTCTTTTGCGTTCAGCTCATTCACGCGCTTCTGTGCCTTCTCATATGTTGGATAGATGTTATGATCCGTCCGAAGCACACCGTCCACTTTGCCACACGCCTGATACAGTGCAACAGAGAGGTTGACAATCTGGTGGGTGATTCTCCACTCCGTCTGCGCCATCTCTCCCATCGCTCTCAGCTTCTTGAGACGCTTCCACGCCTCATCCCGTGAGGCATAGAGGCGGCTGTCCGTCGTCGGCACACCGTTGATCTTGCAGCATACCGAGTAGAGCGACTGCACAGGGTGAATCGTTTGGCGGCAGACTTTCCACTGCGTCATTTTGTCGCCGCCTCCATCTCATTCATCTTTCGCGCTGCCACAATCGCCTCATCCTGTGTGTCATAGAGCCGAATGTGAACCTCCTCCACGCCGTCCACGATGCGGAATACGCGCCACATCGCCAGATTCTTCGTCACAAGGTCGCGACGCGGTTGCCATTTTGTCATTCCTCTTCCCCCTTCACCCAGTACGTCACCTTGATCTTGTCGCCGGGGTAAATCTCCCCCTTGCGATCGAGGAGCCACGGATTCAGCTCCTCCATCCCCGCCTTGTACTCGAGGATGTACCGCTTCGTGCCCGTGTTCTTCGCACAGTACGTCTCTGCAATGCCCCAGAGCGTATCGCCGCTCTTGACCGTGTACGTCTCCTCGAGGAGGACGACGTTCTTGCCGTCGTCCCACGGATTCACCACACCCGAGCAGAGCGCAGCCGCCACCATGAATGCACCGCCGATCAGAACGGGCTTTACAAGCTCACGCATGACCCTTCACCTCCTTTTTCTCCTTCACTTTGCCCACATAACGCGGGAGGCTGTGCATATACTCTACCGCCCACGAATACAGAACCTTGCGATTCTCAGAACCGCGCTCCAGCACATAGACCAACTCACCGCGATCCATCCGCAGCTGCACCGTGCGGGGCGAACACCCAAGCAGCCGTGCAACCTCCTTCACCGAAAGAAGCCGCTCCTCCGGCACCTCTGCGGGCGGAGGCGGCAGATATACTACCTCCGGCAGATGAGCGATAATCCGCTCCGAGAGAGCCTCGACCTTACGCGCCAGCCGCTCATCTGCAACCTTGTCAAAGCCCGCCATGATACTGGCCGCGAAGTCAGCCGCTACAGTATCCGCCGCCGATCTTCCCATATCCTCACCTCCTATCGGCATCCACGTCCCGCCCTATTTGCAACCTACCATGATTCGCCTCATACGGGCGGGGCCGTGACCTGCCTTCCTCACCGCAGGGGCGTC